GAGATTGTGAGACGGGGGAAAAGTCGGCAATGGCGCGCGGGCTGGATCTGGGCGGACTCGGTGCCCTGGATTCTGGCGTTTCCGCTGCACAGGGGATTCTGAATCCCCTGTTTTGGGCTTGTAAATGCTTGATTGTCAGTGCTTTAGATGCTTGGCACACAAGCCAGCACACAAATGGGGCGGGATTCTGGGGCAATTCGACCAGGCCGGCCGGGAGCTTTTCAACAGGGGAGGGGGGGGTCGAGCGCGGTGCGCGGGGCCGGTCCTATGAATACATTGGTGCCCTGAAAATTTATTGGCATTGCCCCGTCTCCCGGGCGGTGGCGCGTGTGGGTGAGGTCGGACTGACTTCGTGGGACTCATACAGGTGCCCAATAAAAAAAAGAAGGAGCGGCGGGTGGCGCTGCGGTGGCGGGTGGTGACAGCGGGAGAGACTGCAAATTTCAACAACAACACAACACAACACAGACACGGAACATGAAGACTGAATACATTGCCATCGACACTGAAACGGGAGGGGTGCGTCCTGGGCGGGATGCGCTGCTAAGTATTGCGGCACGGGCCTCGTGGGATGCTCCGACATTTATTGTGCATCTGTGGCCTGCGGATGGCTACAAGGTGGAGCCTGGGGCCGTCAAGGTGAATGGCTACTCGGTGGAGCGCTGGAAGGAGCGCGGGGCGGTGTCGCTCTTTCAGGGGATGGAGTGGCTTCAGGCGTGGCTGAAAGCGCGGTTTGCGGAAAAAGAAGGGGCGCGGATGCTGGCGCACAATGCGGGGTTTGACCGCATATTTCTGGATGAGGCGAGCGCGATCACGGGCTTAAAGATGCCGATTCGCCATGCGTGGCGCTGCTCGATGGACAAACTCGGGTGCCTGATGGACCGGGGCGTCATTGGCCAGGGGAAGGCGAATCTGAGCCGACTTGGGGAACTGGCAGGACTGTGGCCGGTGGATGGTAGGCCTGTGACGCATGAGGCGGAGCAGGATGCGGAGGCGTGTCTGATGGGCTACCAGTGGTTGCTTCACAAGGAAGCTGAAGAGGTGACGGTTTTGAAGAACCTCTACACCGAATCGGTGCGGGCACGCACGCAGTTGGAGATGCTGCTGGAGCAGGCCAATCAAGTCATCGCGCTTGGGAGGGTCGAACTGTGATCGACATCCAAGCCCAAGCGAATTGCAAGCGGCTGCGTGAGCTGGCCGGAGTCATGCGGGATCTGGTGAAGGATCTGCGCGGCCAAGTGGACAGCGTGGAGCTGGACGAGGCGAGCATTCACCTGCTGGAGTTTACAGCGGGGATCAATCGCGCGGAGTTCCTGCCGCCGGTGCCAGTGGCGTTCCCAGTGCAGGCACGGGATCGGAAGCGGCTTGCAGCAAATGATCGTGATGAGGAGGTGCTGAACCCATGAGTGCTGATAAAAAGATCAAGCCGAGCGGCGATTTGCTGCTCGATGCGCGCTGTGAGTTCCATGACCTCATCGAGCTGCTGGGTGCGGCGTCCGGGCAACTGCGTGAGGCTCATGCAGACCATGACACTGGCAATACGCAGGGCGCGGTCATCGTCGCTGACGACCTGATGAATACGTTGTCGGAGTTGGAAACCCAGGTATCCGAATTGGCTGCGATGGTGGCGCGCTGGCGCTCATGGGCTGAGCAATCTCTGGAAGAAGGAGGGGCCGAATAATGAGTGACCTCAAAAACTACCGAATTGACTACACCGACTTTGCGGGTCGGGCAGTGATCAAGGCATGGAGGGCGAAAGCGCCGTGTTACATCCGCAACAAAGCGCTGAATCAGTCTGACTGCCGAACACTGGGGCCGGTGACTGAGATCACCGAAGAAGAATTTCAGAGACGTGCTGCCACGCAGGTGGCCGCGAAACCCTACTGTTGCAATCGCCGAGCATGACCTACCACCACGACATACAAGAATCCAAGCCGATTAAGGCCACCGAGGAGCAAGTGATGCTTGCGGGTGCCTATGCCCTGCTGCGCCAGGTGAAGCATGTGCTGAAACTGCTGGAGCCGAGTCCAGGCAGCATGGCTGATACCAAAGCGGCGGTTCGTGATTTCTGCATCGCCTATGAGGCACGGGTCCGTGAAGGCGGAAAAAAGGAGGTCGCACTATGAGAATCAGATCTCTCAAACCGGACTTCTGGAAGCACCAGGTGATGTGTGAGCAGGCACCAGAAGTGCGCTTGCTGGCGATCGGTCTGCTGAATTTGGCCGATGATGAAGGCTATTTTCTCGCGCATCCATCGCTGATTCGCGGAGAATTGATGCCGTTTGCTGAAAATTTGAAGAGCATTCCGAAAATGCTGGCCGCGCTGGAGTCGATTGGCTACGTCAGATTGTCGAAGACGGCTGATGGTCGGGATGTCGGGCATGTGGTCAGTTTTCACAAACACCAAGTAATCCAAAGGCCCAAGGCTTCAAAGATCAGTGAACCGTCTGAGATTGATCAACGACGAATCAATGACGAATCATTGACACATATGCCAGTCGTCAATGACGCAACTGTGCAGGAACAGGGAACAGGGAACAGGGAAGTGGAACAGGGAACAGGATTTAAGCTCGATCCTGTCGGATCAGAGCCAGCGGCACCTGTGCCATTCTGGAGTCTGAAGACTTCCTGGCAAGGCTGTGGTGAGTTGGTCATGCTTGAATGGTCGGAGGCATATCCGGCCTGCGACATCAACCGGCAACTGCTGGCGATGGATCAGTGGTTGAAGTCGAATCCGCTGAAGGCCAAGAAGAGCAACTGGCGCAAATTCATCACGACCTGGCTGCAAAAGGAGCAGGATCGCGGTGGAGATCTCCGAAGTTCAAACGCATCCAGCCAAAGTCCAGGTTTGGGAGGGCAAAAAAAAGAAGGGGGCGGCGGGGTCAAGTCATGGGCGGAGAGGCGGTATGAGGCGGATCAGGCGCAGGAGGATGAACTGGCGACATTGCCACAGCTTCCGCGTGAGGACACGCCGCCGGAGTGGAACTGGAAAGGCATCGCCAACGGAATTTATGGCGGGTGCTGGGAGCAGTGGTCTGATGTGCCGGAAGATGCCCGCCGCGAACTCAGGCAGGAATGGCAGAAAAAAGAAAAGGGGGGCGCACAGTGAGCGACCCATCCATTCCCTACAGCCGTGAGGCGGAGCAAGGTGTGCTCGGTGCGATGCTGAGTGATCCTGGCAAGTATGCTGACGATGCGATTCGAAAGCTGCGTGATGATCACTTTTACTGCCCGGATACCCGCGCTTTGTTTGTCGAGCTGAGAGCGATGGCGGATGCCAGCAAAATCATCGAGCCGGTGAATGTGGTGAACTGGCTGCGTGAGCATGAGGTGCTGGATCAGTTGGTGACGGCCTCGTTTGTCATGGAACTGACCACGGGCTACACGACGCTGCTGGGCTTTGATCAGTGGTGTGAAACGCTCACGGATCGGCTGGCACGCCGAACCATCATTGCTACGGCTCAGGAGAGTCGGATGATGGCGATGGACATGACACGATCATGGAAGGAAGCGATGCAGTGCGCAGATTCTGAGATGTCTTTGCTGCAAGTGCTGGAGCAGAGCAATCAGGCGGTAAGCATGAGCACCGTGATGAGCGAGACGCTGGAAGACTTGGATCAGGCGATGAAGAACAAGGGCAAGATTCGCGGCGTCAAGACGGGCCTGCCGGATCTGGACCGAACCATCAACGGACTGGAAGCGCCTGATTTGTTTGTCATTGGAGCGCGGCCAGGCATGGGGAAAACGAATCTGCTTCTGAGGCTGATGGAGAGCATGACCTTTGCCATGCTGGGTGAGCAGCAGGTTCCGACTCTGATGTTCTCTCTGGAGATGGGGAGAATGCAGGTGGGCAGGCGTGTTCTCTTCTCGGCTGCCGATGTCGAGCAGAGCAAGGGCAAGACGGGGTTTCTATCCAAGGACGATGAAACGAGTGTGATGACTTCGGCAATTAAGTGGCAGAAGTCGCAGGTGTGGGTGGATGACACTCCAGAACTGACGATTGCTGATGTGCGTGCGCGCATTCGTGCGGCCAAAAGAAAGTGGGGCATCCGGGTGGTGATGATTGATTATATCCAGATCATCGAGGCCGTGACCAAGGCTGGGAAGCAGGATGAACGCATGGGGATCAAGGAAGTCGTGGGTGGGCTGAAGGCAGCGGCCAAGCAATGCGATGTGATTATTATTGCGCTGGCTCAGGCATCGCGCGGCAGTGAGGACCAGCCAGGGAAGCGGCCAACGCTGCGGGACTTTGACGGGTCGAGTGCTATCGAGAAGTGGGCCGATTACGCGGCCTTTGTTCACCGGCCATGCAAGTTCATTCCGTGGGAAAGGCTGAAGGAGAACCAGCAGGACTATTATGGCAGCGAGGGTGCCTACATGGAGGCAGCCGAGTTGCTGCTGGTGAAGTCGCGCCACAGTTCTGAGGCAGTGATTCCACTGCGGTTCATTGCACCGCTGGCGCGCTTTGATCCGGCGACAGAAAAACTGTTCAGCAACAATTCAGCCGAGCGGCAGAAGGGCTATCAAAGCCACGATGCCACCGGGAAGAAGGACAAGGGAAGCAAAGGCAAAAAAGACTCAGAGATGGACGGGGCATTTCCAGATTAACCAACATTAACCAACATTAACCAACACAATGAATCGAACCATACTTAAAGGTAATCTGACACGCGACATGGATCTGCGCTACACGCCGAAGGGCACGGCGGTGGGGGAGTTTGCGATTGCGGTGAATCGCAAGTTGAAGGATCAGCAGACGGGGGAGATGAAGGAAGAGGTGGTGTTCTTGGAATGCCAGGCATGGAGCAAACAGGCGGAGACAATCGCCCAGTTCTTCAAGAAGGGATCGCCCATCTTGATCGAAGGTCGGCTGGCGCAGGACAAGTGGACGGACAAGGAAACAGGCAAGGCGCGCAGCAAGACGCTGGTAGTGGTCGAGCAGTTTGAATTTTGTGGCGAGTCACGCGGAGGCAAGGCGGGAGCGGCTCCAGTGAGCAAGCCGGGGGTCGGTGATGCCACGGGTAACGAGTCGATGGGCGCAGTGTTTGGCGGAGCCGGGGAGGGTAATGACATTCCCTTTTAACGACCAAGCGCAGACACAGCAGGGGCAGGCGCGGCCCATTGACGAAGCCAAAGACATTTGAATCACTATGAGCACACCAAACACAACCGCCCCTGCTGTTGATCTGCCGCGCCTTGTTCGCCCTTGGCGTGGCTTGCTAACTTCGCTGCGATGGACGCTGAGATACTGGATGGCGTTGCGGCGGCTGCGCTGGAATGTATGCCCGCGCTGCAACTCAGACTCGCCGGAGTTCTGGGATTGCCCGTGTTGTCGCGGATATGATCGCACCACACGAGGGATGCCGTGTGAAGATCGCAAGCTCATGTGGCACAACTCATGGATGACGGAAGATCGCTACGAGGAGAGGGCGAACGTTTGAGATCAGCCACTGAGCCTAAGCGAAGTTGGACTGCATCTCATTGTTCTCTGACGTTGGTGAAAAATCTTCAAATAAGGACTTGCACAGTGTAGCTTTATGCTACACACTAGGAACGTAACCAAACCAAACAACACTATGACAACACGCTCCAACATCCAAATCTCCCGCAAGATCAACGCTAGGCTTATCTGCTACAAAAACGCTTTTGGTGGCGCACCGTTCGCTTGGCTCATCCGCCTTGCCAATGGAGAATGGCTGGCAATGAATAAGCGGTGCGTGCGTGCCGTGCTTAAAATGGAGGTTGCGCAATGAGCGCACGGTGCCGCTGGTGTGGAAGCCGCGAAATACCGTGGCAAGGTCTGGAATGTGACCGCAAAACGCAAAGCGCGTGCGGATCATTCGGCGCGTATCAATCGGCAGTCTGCAAAGAACGGGCAAACGCGGCGCGGTGGCTAAAGATGCTCGAACTGCTGGTGGCATCCTACGAGGTGGATCAGCACTGCATGGATAACGACAGCAACGACGATCTTCAAACGCGGATGGATGAAGCCAAAAAACTCATAGAAGCGGAGAGAATGCTAGCACCATGACCGCCACTGAATACAAGGCCATCCGCGAGCGCCTCGGCACACAAGCCGAGGTTGCCTCGTTGTTGGGCGTCAATCGCGTGACAGTGGCGAAGCGGGAAAACGGCACGATGACCATCACCAACGAGGCAGTCCTAGCGATTCAGTCGCTCCGCAGGCCGAGAGGTAAGCGCAAGTCAGAGAACAGTGATTATCAACACCAGATTTCTACATAGCCATGAACAAACACGAAATGTATGAACAGGTGAGACTGGTGTGCCGAATGCGGCGGCTGTCTCGGCACACGGAAGAAACGTATGCGGGATGGATTCGGCGATTTGGTGAGCATGTCCGCACTTGTGCGGATCGGACTCGTGAGGAGCGGGTGCGGTTGTTCTTGGAGAAACTGGCTCCGTGCTCGGCGGCTTCGACTCAGAACCAAGCGCTGAATGCGATTGTGTTTCTGTATCGGGACGTGATCAAGGAACCGCTGGGGGAAATCGGCAAGTGGGCAAGGGCTAAGAGGCCGCAACGGCTGCCGACGTGGTTGGCTCCGGCTGAGATGCGGCTGCTGCTGGATGCGATGCCGGCCAATACTCGGCTGATGTCTGAGGTGGCGTATGGTTCAGGGCTGCGGATCTCGGAACTGCTGAATCTGCGGGTGAAGGATGTGGACTTGAATGCGCGACTCATCACGGTGCGGGGTGGGAAGGGTGACAAGGATCGCATCACGGTGCTGCCGCAAACGGTGGTGCATCGGCTCCATGCACACATTGAGCGGGTGCGGGTGATCTATGAACGGGACCGGGCTGAAAGCCGAATGCCTATCTATTTGCCGGATGGACTGGAACGGAAGTTTCCGAACGGTGGGCGCGAGTGGGCATGGTTCTGGCTGTGGCCTGCGGGTGGCGAGTCGGTTGACCCACGGACCAAGATCGTAAGAAGGCATCATGTGCATGAACACACGCTTGGGAAGGCGCTGCGGGTGGCGGTGCGTAAGTGTGGCATCACGAAACGGGTGACGGCCCACACGCTGCGGCATTCGTTCGCCACGAACCTGCTGGCGAATGGGGCCAGCATCACGCAGGTGCAGGAGTTGTTAGGCCATAACTCGGTGGAGACGACGCAGGTATATTTGCATTGCGTGCCCAAGTTTGCCGAGACGATCACCAGCCCGCTGGATGTGATGCCGGATGCTCCGAATGTTCTGTTATTCCCACAAGCCCAACCCCAGGCCCGCTGCGCATGAACGAAGATCAACCACGTTTGCCATTGATGACGATGGATGGGGAACCATTAGCGGAAGCTCCGGCGGGGGAATGGCGGGCGCATACGGCGGAGAGGTGGAAGGAGCGGGATGCGGAGAGCTTCCAGTTTGCAGTGTATTTGGTTCGGGGGCTTGGCCTCACCAATAAATCCAAACTGGAACGGATGGTCGATGAACACCGAGAAGCGCGGGGTCTGCCGGGGATTTCGCGGAATACGATCATCGCGCTGTTTAATGATCGGGATGAGTTCAAACCGGGGGAAATTGATGAGATTATCCGGCGTCGGTCAGCACTGCTTTCGGCAGATGCTCTGGACAAGATTGAGGAACTTCTTTATACAGCCAAGGCGGCGAAGGATTTGGGAGCAGCGGCGATGGCGCTGACGGCGGTGTATAACGTGAAGCAGCTCAGCAGTGGCGGGGCGACGAGGATCAGCGGCAACACGGATGATGGCAGGAAGGCCAAGACGTTTGAGGACTTTATGAAACTGGCGCGTGAGAAGATGAAGGCACCGGCGCTGCCGCTGAGTGAACCGAGTGTGGAGGTGGAGGTGGTGCCAGTGGCACAGCATGAGGAAATCCGAATCACGAATGACAAACCATGAGCCGACCCAAGATAAACCCGAACGTCAAGAAGGTGAATGCCTCGATCACGCTCACGCCCATCGTGATGGCGCTGGCAAAGAACAAATGCTTTCGAGACGGGAAAAGCCTGTCTGCGAAGATCAACGAGATGCTGGCGGATTACGTCTGCGAGGAATTTAACTCTTTCAATGGCAAGGGAAACCAACATCAAACACGATGAACGACGAGGAAAAACTGGCGTTTGAACTTTTGGCAGAGACACAAAGACCGCATGGGATGCTGCCGCCCATCACTGGCGCGGAGCTGATGGCGCTGGGGGCGGAGGATGCGATGGCGGCGGTGGCGGCGCGCGAGGATCGGATTCGTGAGGCGAGTGAAGATCCTTATCATCACGGCTGGTTCTTCCGGTCGTGGGACGATATTTTGTGGGAGACGACGCGGCTGCGGGTGGCGAATCCTGGTGTGCCTTGCACGATGGGGATTGGTGGCAGCAATGGATCGGGCAAGACGATGGCGCTGGGGCGGTTTTATTCACTGGCAATGGAGCAGTGCGAGCCGGAGATGCCAGCGCATCAGCGGACGTTCTGGACGTTCAGCATCGACGATGACAAGAGCGCGGAAGTGGTGGAGGCCACGCTGCGGTTCTGGCAGCCGAACGACTACAAGACGGACACGGGCCGCATGAAGAAGCTGGCGAGTCAAAAGATGGCCTATGATGCAGCGGGCGGCTTCACGAATAACGAGTGCGCGGTGATGAGTGGCGCGGTGTGCCGGTTCAAGACCTGGGCGCAAGACATCGGCAAGCTGGAAGGGCCGAGGCCAACAACAGCCTGGGGTGATGAAAGCGTGCCGGTGAATGTGCTGGAAGCGGTGGAGAACCGACTGCTGACAGCGGCGGAGTTCACACATGAATGGATTTCGAAATGGAAGGAACTGCTGGCCGCAAAGGAGCGTGATCCTGAGATGTGGTTTCCGCGTGACTTGATTGGCCGGTTGCTGGTGGCGGTGCAGTTCGTGACTTACACCTTCCGCGATGGTTACACCGAGACGGTGCGCTGGTTCATGGAGAAGGCCAAGACTGTGCGTGAGATCGAGGCTGACCGTGACTTGCTGCCACGGCGCAATGAGGATGGAGTCATCGTGGGCGGTGAGAAGCTGCCTTGCGTGGTTCATTGTGAGAACCCGACGCGGCGTTTCATGTGGATCTATGCCTGGCAGAATCCGCTCGGCGGGAACTGGGACGGGATGAAGAAGGCGGAGCTGGGCAGTCCACGCGCGAAGAAGCTGTGGAAGTGCTACGGCATCGCCGAAGGCACGGCAGATTCACCGTTTCCGAACTTCAATGTGCAGGTGCATGTGAGGCCGATTTCATGGCTGCCGCCTGCTGAGTTTGGGACGTGGTGGATGGCCTGTGATCCGAATGCCACGGGTGGCCGTGCGTGGTTCATGCTGTGGGCTTTTGTGCTGGGCAAGGCACACGGTCATTTCGGGCCGGGTGACATCTTTATCGCCCATGAGTATCCGCAAGCGAGTGATGTGGTGTGCGTGCCTGGTGCGTCGATGTTTACAGGGGAGGACTGTGAATGGGCGAAGTCGGGCGGCAAACACGGCATGGGCGTCAAAGGCAATGCGCAGAAGCAATGGCCTGTCGGCTACGGATTCCGTGCCAGTGAGATCCGGCGCATTGAGGCCAAGCTGGCCGCGCTACAAGGGATCACTGAACAGCAGAATCATCTGGAGGGCACGATGCTGAACTTGTGGGGCAGGCGCATTGCAGACAGTCGCTCGTCCAATTCGACGGGTGAGAATCAAGACGGTGGGAAGACCATGATCGAGTGGATGGAAGACAACAAACTTTACTTCATGCAGGCAGGCAGGGATGCCGGGGGCGAGGCGGGCAGCAGCCGCGTCATGCCCGGTGAACAGAACATCAACTCCATGCTCATGTGGAATCGTGAGCTGGCCGTGATCAATGAGAAGACTGGCTGGCGTGAGGTAGATCCGCAACTCGGGCGCGGGCCGCAGGTGCGGATTGCGGAGCATTGCACGAACTTGATCGGTGCCCTGCAAAACTACCCTGGCTATGCCGTGCCGGGGGCTGCGCAGAGCGCGTGGAAAGACCCCATCGACGTGCTGCGCTACCTGCTGAATGCCAACCCGAGACACATCGATCTGGAGCGGTTCAAGCGCCGACCCCAACAAGAATTTGGCTACTAAGCCGATAACCAACAACACCAACACATGACCACGACACCCACGACAACACCGGAAGCCGTTCTTGCGGCCAGGCTCAATGTGCCGCGTGACAGCTTCAAGCGCTGGCGCGATGGCGGCGACCTGCAAAGGCTGCTGCACTACGTCAAAGACGGGAATGCCTACCACCTGACCGCTGAAGGTGAAGCGGAAGTGCTGCGGCTCATCGGCATCGATGCCGCGCCCCCTGCCCCGGCCAAGATCGCCATGCTGGCGCAGGCGGCTGGAGTCATGCAGCGCGTGCTGCGCTGCAAGCCGGTGGACGGTGGCGCGATGGTGAGTGTGCGGCTCACGGGTCCGCGTGTGTTTGCTACGCAGTTCCGGCGCGGGGATCGGATCGAAGTCACGCCGTCAGAGACGGAAGGCATTTTTGAATATGACGGCACGGTGCCGAAGCGGACAAGAATTTAACTCATTGAACCATGACTCTACTCATCACTTATTCCCAAGCGCATGACCTGATGATGCAAAGCGGGCTGCGGTATCGGGATGCGCGGGTGCTGCTGGCGCAGAACCAGCCGCCACCGGTGCCGCATCATTTGCACACCCGCCGGTTATGGCTGCGGCAAACGGTGCTTGACTATTGCGCGGCGATGCAGAAGCATGGGCCTACTCTTGGGGAAGGGTGCGTCAGATGCGGTTCACAAACTGTGAAACCTGCCCATCCTGATGTCCAATCCCACCGAACTGCCCTCCGTTGTTGACCCGGAGAAGCCGCTTGCCAACTGGCAGGTGGAAGATGCTCTGGAAGAGATGAACGCGGCCTGCCTTGATGCCAGCCAGTTTCTCAAGCAGATGGCGATCAATGAGCAAACGCGCAAGTGCTGGTGGCAGAACAAGACGGGCACGGGCAAGAAGGCGAACACCAAGACGAGTGATGCCAAGCCTTTTAACGGCGCGGCAGATCACGAGGTGCATTTGACCCAGACGGTGATGAACCGGCGCAATGCAGCACGCATCGCCGCGCTGATGAGCGGCAACCTGACGGTGACTCCGATGGAAAGCACGGACGCGAAACGCGCCGGACTTATGCGCCAGGTGCTGCGCTATTATTTGAATGGCCCGATGCGGACCGAGTTTGTCACTCAGGGTTTGCGGGCAGGCAGTTATGCAGACCGGTTCCGCGCCAGTCTGCTGTATGTCGGCTGGAAGGAGGAGCGCGGGGTGGAGGCCATCACGCTCACCGTGCCGATGGTGGCGGAGTGGCTGAAGATGGAAGTGGCTGCCGAGGCGCAAGACATGACGCTGATCGAAGGCATCGACTTTGAAGCGCTGGTGATGGACACGGCGGATGAGGCCCGAATCATCGCGCTGTGTTTGCGCAATCTCCCGGGAGCTGCGCAACGGCGGAAGATTGGTGAGTCCTCAGTCAAACGGGCACTGGTGGCGCTGCGTCGTGGTGACCAGGCCACGGTTCATGCGGCTTATGTGAAACGCAGTTCACCGTGCTGGGAAGCGCTTCAGCCGTTTGTGGATGTGTTCTTCCCCTATGAAACTTTGATGGAAGACGGCCTCGAAAGCTGCCGCTGGATCGCCCGGGTGCGCTGGCGCAGTGCGCAGTGGATCCGTGAACAGGCCGCGCTGAAAGGCTGGGACAAGGCATGGGTCAAAGAGGTGCTGGAGAAGCACAAAGGCCGCAGCAATCTGTTCAGCAGCAGCATGGCCAGTTACCCGTGGGCGCTCAGCGGTGCCGGGGTGAACTGGAGCGCGCGCCCGAATGGTGAATCACAGAATCACTTGTATCAGATCATCGAACTATGGGACCGCGCGGTGACGGAAGATGGCCTCACGGGCACCTATGAAACCGTGCTGCACGCGGATGTGAAGAAGCTCGTGGCCAAGCGTGAACTGCGCATGGACTGGGACGGTGCCTACCCGTTTGTGCCGTTCACCTTCAGCCAGGACGAGCGCCTGATGCTGGACGGGTTCAGCGTGGCGGAAATCACCATGACCAAAGAGCAGGCGGTGAAGGCGCAGTGGGACAGCCGCACCGATGCCGCGAGCCTGACCACCTTTCCGACATGGACCGGAGATCCTGAACTTGAAGGTTTACGGCCCGCACCTGGTGTGTTCCTGCCGTCGATTCGTGGCAAGGTGCCCACCGCGTTGCAGATCCCGCCGCCAGATGGCCGCAGCATCGAGATCGAGCGCACCCTGCGCGAAAGCGTGGATGGCTTCTTTGGCTTTGCCGGTCGTAATGTGCCGGACAGTGTGGCGATGATGATGGGTCAGGCGGAGCTGGACTGGTTCATGCTTTCGCTGAGTCAATGCATCGCCCGCACGGCCAAGCTGATTCAGCAATACATGCCACCGCTACAAGGCGCGCGGATCACCGGAACGAATGAACTTGTCACCGCCACGGCGGATGAAGTGCGCGGCGGATATGATATTCAAAGCAAGTTCAATGTGAAGTCTCTGGACATGGAATGGACGAGCAAGCATCTCCAATTCATCAAAGAAATGATCGTGCCGCTGGACAATCGCGGGCAGATCAACACGCTGCCAATCCTGGAAGCCGGGTTCAACATGCTTGACCCTGGCCTGGCCGCGCAATGTCTGCCGAAGGATGCCGACACGGCGCAACGTCAAACGCTGGACATGGCCCGCGCGCACCTTTCTGAAATCTTCAGCGGTGGTGCTCCTGATGTCACTGAAGGCATGGACTTTGGCGGACTGGCGCAGGCGGTGAGTGATGAAGTCATGCGCAGCCCGCTCCGCCAGCAAAGTGTGATCGGTGGGCAGCAGATCCATGTGGTGCTGACAAGCTACCTATCTGGACTTGTGAACAACCAGAAGCAGCACGGTGGCGAGAATGCGCGCATTGGGCGCACGCTGTCAGAAGATCCACTGGCCCAAGCCAGCGCGGCAGAGCAACTGCTGGAACAACTGCAAGCGCTGCCGGATGGCGTGAGCATGGCGCAGATGATGCAGGGGGCACCGGAGGTGCAATGACGAATGACGAATGTGACGGGGCGGGGGAGATTGTGGCAGTTGCTCCTGATGCGGGCACGGCTATCACTGATGATGCCCCTATTCTTCCTGATGCTGAGAGTCTTGGACAAGTGCCTGTTCAAAATGCTGGAACGGCTGTGCTGGTGGTGGGAGAGGCGGCGGCGGTGCCGCAAATGACGAATGACGAATGACGAAACCAGAATGAGACAAGAATTAAATACTCCGACTGTTATTCTTTGTGCGCCGCTCTTTGGGCAGGCGTTTCAGCTCACGCGGGAAGATCGTGAGAAGGCGCGCAAGCTGGTGTTTGAGAATCGCCATGATGCGGCCGTGCAGGCGCTGTTTAATTTAATCGAGCGCAAGGCGTTCAGTATGCAGGCTGAAGGCGTGCAGCATGATGCCACGGCGCATGATCAAGGGCAGGCTTGTGGGGCGCTGTATCTCTACCAACTGACACGGACCTGGCTGGAGTCGGCACCGACTCAGCGAGACGATAGCGAATAGAGCCAGCGTCAAACATTGTGGCAGATCGTGGCGGATCGTGTGCAAGCCTTGCCGCTAACAGCAAGTGCGGATTAATGTTCTGGCATGTCCGAACTTGCTACGCCTGTTCCTGCCGTGTCTGCCGAAGCTGAAGCTCCGGTGCAGATCATCACGCCGCAGGACGCCACCGCTGAACACATCGCGCGTGGACTCAGTGCTGAGCAGGCCAAAGCTTTCCGTGCCAATCGGCGTGAGAAGAAAGCCAAAGCGGCTGCTGCTGCGGTGACGACACCGGCGCTGGAAGCCAAGCCGGTGGTAACAGCCGAACTGCCGGCCACTGCTGAAGCCGAGAGCATTCATTTTGATACGGATGCTGAAACTCCCGCTGAGCCTGCTGAGGAAACACCGGCTGAAGAAATCAGCGAAACCGAGCTGGCCAAGCTCGATGAGAAAGCACGCAAGCGCATCACTGAAGCCAGCAAAGAAGCGGCGAAGGTGCGCAAACGTGCGCAAGAAGCTGAAGCCAAGGTGGCAGAACATGCCGCCAAAGTCACCGAGCTGGAAACCAAAATTGCCGAGATCGAGAAGCAAGGCGGCGAATCTGCCGTGCGTGCTGCCGGTCTGGCGGGTAATAGCTTTGTGCATTTCAAAGATGCGCACGCCGTGGCCAACTGGGGTGAGAACGCCAAAGATGCGCTGGCCCTGCTGACCTACCATGACAAGGAAGTCAAAGCTGGCCGACGTGATGAAGAGGAAGCAATCACCCACACGCTGCCGAATGGGGTTGAAGTTGAACTGCGACCCGCTGATTTGACGAACTATCAGCAACGCATCACCGATGCGCAGGAATGGTTCAGCCACGATGCCAAAGTGGGCAAGGTGCGTGAGTCGGCTGCCAAGCTGGCCGAGAAGCACACCGCGACCAAGGGCTACAAGGAAGCCTGTGAAACCTATTTCAAAGACGCCAGCCTCACGACAAGGCTGGAAGAGCTGGTGGCCAAGGCTGCCCTTTACGACGTGCTGCAAAGCCGCCGTGCCGTCATCACTTTCCCGGACACAGCGGGCGCTGCGACTAAAGCGCCAACCTCGAAAGAGGAATCCACCCAACGCAAAGACCCGCCGAACGAAACCCGCGCCAGCACTCCACGCCTGGCAGCGGTGAACGAATCCGGCTCTGACCTCGCGGCCCGCAAGAGTCTTCTGATGCAGAAGGCGACGACGGCGAAGACCGAAGACGAGCGCCAGAAATACCTGAAGGAAGCCATCAAACTCGGACCGATGCCCCGCACGGTTAGAGCCTGATGTTTCCCGCCGCTCCTGTGGAATAACCAAACTTAAATTTTCAAACATTATGGCTCAAGCACTCTCATCCACCGTTCCCGGAATCCACGAAGACCTCGCGGACGAAATCGCCCTTCTCGACAACGAGAACACACTGTTCAGCTCCACCGTCCAGAAGGGCGGCACGGCTGAAAACTCCGTCTATAGCAAAGTCGCGGACAAACACCTGACCGGTCGCCTTGGCGGCACCAAAGAAGGTGATGCCGTGACCCGTGGCAGCGTCAGCAATCACTTCACCAACCGTGCCAAGATCTACGGTGTCGTGCAGCAGAAGCGCGAAACCTACGGCGTGTCCAAGCGCGTCGAGAAGGTGGAGAACACCGCAGGCGTGGCCAACGAAGTCGGCGAATCCCGCTTCCGCGCTTTGGAGCGCTACAAGCAGGGCATCGAACTCACCTACCTTTCCGCCCAGGTGGCCAAGGACACGGCCTCCGCCTATGACGATGAAGCCCGCCTCGGCTCCATGCACATCACGATGGGAGCCAGTGCCTACACCGAAAGCTCGGCGCAGGGCACCAGCTCCACCTTCCAGGTGGACAGCAACTACCGCCCAGCCGCATCGCAGCTTATCGCTGTGGCATCGGCCTCGGCATTCACCGAGACGAACATGCGCACGCTCCTGCTGGAGTGCCGCCAGGCCAAGCGCAAGAACGTCAAGCTGACCGCCTTCGCCACCACGGACTTTGCGAATCACCTCGCCACGTTCTTTGACTCTGGCAGCACCTCTGGCAGCACGACTCCGATCCGCCGCTTCAATCAGGACAGCAGCGACAAGGAAATCAGCGCCATGCTCACCGGCTACAAGACCGCCTTTGGCAGTCTGATGGTCGTGCCGACCGAACACCTCAACGGTGTGCGCAATGCAGGCAGTCTGGCCGGTGCCGCGACCACGAACACCAGCACCACGCTGACCGTGACCAGCACCGCTGGCTTGCAGTCCGGCATGAAGATCGGTGGCACAGGGATCGCTGCGGGTGCCTACATCGCCAGCATCACGAATGCCACGACCATCGTGCTTTCGGCTGCGGCCACCGCCACAGGTTCCCCCACGCTCACGCTGGGTGACCAGGATCACATGCTGGCTTTGGAAATGGAATACTTCTACGAGATGCTGAATGGCCTCGAAGAAGTGGACCTCTCCCTCGACGGCAGCGGCACCCAGGGCTATGTGGAAGGCTTCTTCAGCCTGCACTGCTCCATGCCTGCGGTTCACGGTAAGGTTTACACCGCCGTCGCCTAAAACATCACCGCCGGGCAGGCGGGAGGAAGTAGCCTTTGTGTGTTGTTGTGACCGCATCGGCGCATCCTTCCCCCGGTTCCTTCTGCCTGCCTTGGCGGCCCTTTTTATAGACTGAAGCGGGCAAGTGTGCCCGCGCTCCTCTCTTGATTTTGATTTATGTGGAATCCTGACAAAGCACCTGTGTTCGGTTTTGAACAGCTTGCCCGCAAGGTGGGACTGGTTAAAGCCCGCGCCATCTTTGCTGCCTACAAGGCCAAACTGGAAGCCGACAACCGCCGTGCTGAGATGCAGGAAAAGCGTGCTGCCGAACTCCGCCGCCAACGCGGACCTGCCGTGGTGCGCAATGATTTTGATTTTCAGCCTGCCTACCACATGGCACCGCTGACTTACAAGCAGCTCCACCGCAGCACCATGAGCCAGCGCGGCTGCAAGGGTGGGGAGATGTTTGATGACGCTGAAATGATGCGCGACTTCTTGAAGCGCAATCCTGACTGTGCGCCTGAGAAGATCGTGACTGGCAAGATTCAAGGTGGCTGGAACAGATCACTGGAGCAAGCGGCCAAGGAAGGCCGGATGCACCGCGCCATGCAGATGGCGCAGACCAGTCTGAAACTTCAACACGCGGCACAGGAGGGCCGTGCTGCTTTGGTGGCCTGACCTTTATGGCTATCCGTGCATCCATTCCCTTCAATACCGCTTTTGAAGATGCGGTGCGCCCGACCGGTTACCTGACGGCGATGGCGAGTGATGCCACACTAAAAGCCAACCTGCTTGCCTTGTTCAATCGCAGCCACCGGATCGGCTACGAGATGCCCTATCACAGCAATGTGTTCTGGGAAGACGCACGCACCTGGGCAGAGATCACGCCGAGCAGCGGACTCATCTCATGGGACGTGCTGGGTGATGCCCGCAACATCGAGATCTACACGCTCGATCCACGCGAAACGCGGATGGCTGCCAGCGTGCAATTCTTCACCGACAAGACAGGGATCAGTGTCAGTGAGGATCTGGTAACAGTTTGGGTGAGCTGGACGCCGCGCATTCACAAATTTGATACGACGGCCTGGCTCACTGCCACAGCCTATGTTGTGGGCGATGTCCGCACCGTCAGCAGTCTTGAATGCTATCGCTGCATCGTCGCGCATACCAGTGGCACCTTTGCAACGGACCTAGGAGCGAGCAAGTGGGTGCTCATGCCCGTGCTTGAAGTGCTGCATGAATTCATCATCCGCCATCTGCACGG